GTTGCCGCTTTTGTTCTGGAAGGTAATGCTGGTTACGTCAGCATCTGTAAGCTGTGTCCAAGTCGCAATCGGCAGGACCACATCAGTATTCTGAGCCATGTTGGCCTCCATTCATTTAGAGTTGCCGCCAATGTATCACAGGCAGTGGTGTTGGTCTACTCAGGCGGTGTGGGCCAGGTCACGTTAGTTGGGTCTGTCACTGCTGACGGCAGGTCTCTGAGTTGCTGGCGGTAAATAGCCCATGCGGACTTATTTTTAGATACGTCACCCAGTTGTGTGTAGTCAGAATCTAGGAGGAGTTTGTTGCGCTTAATCCTCACAGCCTCCATTTGCTCTTCCCGCTTCCTCAAGGCAATTTCAGAGTCTTCCTTACGAGTTATGACGCCACCCACCACCTTATAGTCGAGAATGTTGTTAGGCTTAAAATCACTCTCCATGACACCGATGTTAGGGGTATCCCTGAAAGACCGTTCTACCGACTTTACTCCACCCTCACGCCAAGTTGAGCAACCAAACAGGCACCCGGTGTCTTTTTTGTAGGTAATAATATACTTCATCGCCAAAACCCCGAAACAGAAGATGTAACCCTTTGGAGGCGAATATCTGAACCCTCTCCGTACCAATCTACATCAATGACATAAACCCTCTCATTTGAGGTTGGGTTGGTGTATTCATCTTCAAAAGCCACAACAGCAAGGTCAGCAGCAGCGCCCATCCCAACAGTTCTCTCCCTTGCGGTAAGGTTAGCGACAAAAGTCCCATCGGTTTCTTCAATAGATGGCTGAATCTTGTACCGCCAAGAATCTACTGTTGGGAAGTTTGGATAACCTTGTTCAAAGAAAACTTGTATCAAGAACCTTGAGGTCTCATTAGCTGGTATGGTTATGGATACAGTAGAGACTCTATGAGGAGTGTTAATACCCGTACCTAGTTGGCTTGGGCTTGCATCATCAGACGCACCCTCAGTGGCAGCGGAGAGGTTTAACTGAGTGGTATCTACACCACCATCTTTTACAATAATCTCCCCGTCCGCATTGGTACTCGTGGTTGTCTCGTCTAATACAAATATCCGATTAAGGATCAACTCACTGTCATTTGCTGATAAGGCAGATTCTTCAGCAGTCCAACTAAAGGCAGCACTAGAGGTCTCACGCAGCGACATCGCCACGCGCATATCGCCTTCACTGCCGATGAAGAACCGCCAGCTTACGACCTCAAACTCTTTGTTGGTCCAGCCATAGCGAGAGATGGTCAGCGAAATGATCTCGCCGACCTCGACATCAAAGGCGTTCATGCCGAACTCGGCCTGAAACACCATCTGCTCGCGCCCCCTGAAGAGCGTCATCTTCGCAAGGCGCTGTGCTGTGGCGCTTGATGTGGTGAACGGCAGGTCGAGGTCTAGGGTTTGCTCTACGCCATCGTCTTCCGCGAGGAATGTAGCGGATTCAATCGGCGGATAGTCTGCTGCGATGTAACGCTGATCGGCATCGTTGAAGACACCTTGAACGCGATTGAACTGGTCGCGCAGATTGACCCGCGTTTGCAGGCTGATGTTGCTGCGAAGATCGTCAAGCGTCAACGTCTTGGTGGGCGCGTTGTATTCACCAACGGCCAGCTTCCACTTACCAGCGCCCCAGAAGAGGGTGCCTGCGCAGGATGTAATCATCTGCTGCAAGACATCTCCATAGTTCTGATTGGCTCTGACAACGCCGTTTAGGGTGTAGCGATTTTCTGTTCCGCCCGCGTCTAGTGTCACATTCTCATCGCAGGCATTCGCCGCCGCTTGAAATACGGTGTCATCTACCTGCGCGTCATTTAGGCCATATGCGCTGGTCAGATAGTCACGAATGCACAGGGCGGCATTATTGGAGTAGGCCGTTGTGGATGTTCGCGGGTCAAAGACCTTCTTGCCGCGTATCTTCGCAGTGATGACCGGGATGCCGTTCTGGAAGACGCCAGAGGCATAGCTAAACCGCACAAACAGATACGCGATGCCATTACCAACGAAAGAGGCTTTAGTGGGTTGCCCTATGCCGCCGAAGTTCTGGCTGTCCTCATCTGAAGAGCCAGTATCGAAGAACACGCTATCCAGCGATTCTGTGGTTGAATTGTCGAAGGTGTCGGTGATCGAGGTCTGATCGCCAAGGTGATAGAAGATCCTGATTTCATGCTCATCGGGATCGTCCGACCAGTTGCGGTTTGTCACCCAACCAGCGCCAGAGCGTCTGCTGTTGGAATAGGCGTCATTGGAAAGCGTTGCCACCTCATCATTGATGTAGATCGCCTCAACGGATTCAATCTCATGCGCAGCGAGAGGAATAATCTCGTAAAGCACTGAGCCGCCACGGGTGGTTTCCAGATAGGTGATCGGCCCGCCCTTGCGCACCTCACCATAGACAAAATCCTGCGGTGCGGCTGCGTCACGAGAATTGACCAAGAGAGATTGCTTTGGAGTGGGCGGTGCAGGCGTGAGGGCGGTAAGGATCGCACTGGTTGCCACGGAGAGGCCCAGAGAGACCGCAGCAGTGGCGATCATCCCAAACGTAGTGGCTGAGAAGGCGGCGACCGTAGTGGCCGTTGTGAGGCCCGCTGCGTTGGCCGCAGCGAAGGCAATAGTTGCCGGGTCTCTTGGCGCTTTATCCCAAGAGTTAGGGTCTCTGAGTACGTTAAACGGCTCGTTGCGCTTCATGTTTCGATCCAAGCCTTGTCGATGGTTTCAATCGGATGATAACTTATGCCCTGCGTTGTGACAAACGCGGCTTTGAGGCCGATGGAAATACCGAGCGCATTCCCCACCACCCAGCGTCGTACTTTCTTCGTGGCAACAAGCGATCCGCGCGGCGGGATGCCCTTGATGCGTGTCAGCCGGTCATCCACGGCCTGCGTGAATGTCTCGTAGCCAAACTCTGCTTGCAGTTGGGTCAGGTTCATGGGGCTTCCGTCGATCATATACCTGCCAAGCCAATCGTCAGCCCACCCGTAACCGTGGACGGCTCGCCAAGCGTTGTTTGTGAAGATCAGGCAGTCGTGGACACCCCACTCGAAAGGCGTATCGGCCACGCTTTTGAGATACTCTGGGAGGTTATTTAGGTTGGAACCTGACGCCCTTGTCTTGGATGTCCGCAACAAAGTCGAAGAATGTATCTGTGGCATGGCGAGACTTATGGCTTTCTGAGGTGTATCTGTAGTTGCTCGCCCCTTCCAACTCCACCAAGCGCGAATCCACCGTGACGGAGATCGTGCCGCTCTCAGGGCCATCGTCGATGGTCATCTCATTGAGACTCCCACTGAAGACCTCAACGAAGTCGCTGCTGCTGACAGTCGCAATGCCAGGGATGCTTTCCACGCTGAACAGGATGCGAACCCTGCGGCGCTGATATGGCTCCTGAAGCGCAGTTGAGACGATTGAAGCGGGCATACCCGAAAGGGTCAGAGTAACCATCTTTGCGGAGAGATCGGCAACCTCCTCAAGCCCCTCGATGCCCATCAGATCGCCGCCGCCGGTGTAGGTGTTGCCGTCAAGCGTGCGATCTCCGTAGCCCGTCCAGAGGCGCAGAGGTCCGCTGTCGAGGTCCAGTTCAACCGCATAGAACGGCTCAATCGCGCTCTGACCGAGGGCGGTGAGGATAGACGCCGGAACTGATCTCGACATCAGATGGCCTCCCTGGCGGCAAAGGTGACGCCGTAGATGCTGGCCTCATTGATTGACCATGCCTGCTCGTTGGTGGAGAGGCGGAATAGTCCTTTGGCGCTCGTTAAGGTTGCCGACACGGCACTGCGGTCTTTCCGCAAGGCAGGCCATATCTCCAATGTACCGCTGCCGGAGCGGTCTTGAAGCACCTTGTGCAAAGTAGAGTCATCACCGGTGCCAAGTTGGATGTAATCTCCAGCCAGTAGCGTTCCCGACATGGTAACTGTCACACTGCCCGATCCCGATGAGCCGCTGACGGTCGCAGATGTCGCTGTGCCTCGCGGGGTAGTCCTCAACGGATCGCCCAGCAGGAACGTGCCAAGCTGACCGCGAAGGGAGATCAAAAACGCGATCCACTGCTCTGCATCTGCCAGCTTCATCGGCGGTAACGTCACATCAGCCTGCCACATCTGACCCGCGTAAGCGTGCGTCTGACCAGCGAAGGTAAACGGCGACATGCTGTAGGCCACGGCGTTCACCGCACGCAACTCAATGCCGCGAATGCCCGTATGAGTCGGCAAAGACAGCGGATAGGTAATACTCATGCAAACGCCCTTCCGTATGAACCGCCACGCCGCTTGGCATCAACCACCGCGTTCTTGGCGTTTTCGGCGATCTGCGGCATCAGAGACCTGATCTCCGAGCGCACGGTCTGCGACACGCCAGTGCTTACGTTGATCGTTTGATTGACGATCACACCGCCAGCGCCCTGACCCCTTGTGTGGTCAATGACGCTCTCACGCGGGTGCATCATAGCCATGAAGCCACCCTTACCATCCAAGCCCCCTGCACGCGCTCCATTGCCCGTGTAGCCGCCTCCTGCAAAGCTGCTGGGTCGGGCTACAGGGCGAAGACTGGCAACAGGGGCAGCGGTGGGAGCGCCAAATAGGCTCGTAATGCTGCGCTCAATAAAGCCGGTGATCTGCTTCACCACAAACACTCGGTAAAGTTCCTTAATGATCTCCACCGCCATGCTGCGGAATGCTTCGCCCACTGACTTCGTGCCATCCACAACAGACATAAGGGCATTTCCAAAACTACCAGAGATACTTTCCGCAAGGGACTTTAATCTTTCTTGGGCCTCAGTCATTTTTTGTTTTATGGCCTCGGCGGCATTCGCGCCAGAAGACGCGGCCTTGTCATTGGCTTCTTCAGCAGCATCGCCAAAAAGAACCACGTCCTCGCGCCCATTCTTATAGGCATTTGTCAACGCCTCAAGGCTTTGCAGTGGCGCGGTGATGCTCCCAGCCATAGCACTAAATTCGGCAGTTGCCTCGGCAGCAGCCGCCTTTCCGGCGTCAGCCGCAGCCCTCATGCCGGTCGCCATTGATTGCCCAAGAGGCGTAAGGTTTGTGTTGAATAAAGCGTTGAATGCGTCTGCCACGTCTGCTGTGAAATCAACAAAAGCCTCAGACATATTTGCAAGACGTTCCAAGAAGAATTGCGACATCAGTGCGGCCCCAGCCTTTACGGCCAAAGGTATTGACTTGAATGCAAGAACGATCCTGTCCACAACCTCCAAGGCAACGTCCTTGAGGAGACCTAAAGCAATTCCGAACCCGGCAGCGCCCTTCACTAAGGTCAAGAACATTTCAATTATTTTCGCCAGACCCAACAATAAGGCGGCAGGAAGAAACCTTTGAAGTATTTTCTGAACGGTCCCAGTTACAACGCCAAGCCTATACATTGCCCCTGTGAATGTGACTGTAGCGGCGGTAGCAGCAGCCATACTGACAACATATTTGACGCCCATATAGCCCGCAAAAAGTGTTGCAGCTATTAGTGCCGTGTCAATGTTCTGAAGTATTACCGGAAACACGCCGTTAAACACGCCGCCAAGAGACTGCACTGAGTTTGCAACGGCAGCTATTGGTTCCTGCAATACACCAAATGCTGCACCTACATCATTGATCTGCTTGCCGCTCCTCTCAGCCGCAACCGCGATAGCAGAGAAGATCGCAATGCCCGCGCCAACAACAGCACCGATAGGCCCAAAGACACCTGCAAGCTGCGCACCCTGCTGACCAAACGCCTGCATTGCGCTGGTGCCGTTTGTGACCTGAACAACGAAGTCGCCAACCTGATAGCCTGCCTGCTGCAATGCGCCCTTGGCGAACTTGTTGGCCGCAACGGCAGCAGAATTGTACTGACCGGAGTGCCTTCTTAAAGCGGCGTTGCTCCGCTTGATCTGATCGTCAACAGCACGCACCTGGCGCTGAACTTTTTGCAGTTCAGGAACAGCATTGCCCGTAACATTGAACCGAAACGTAAGGTCTTCAGTTGCCATTGGTCTGCTGCTCCTCAATTACGCTAAAGTAAGCGACCCATTCATTGTACTCCGATAAAGATATTTCCTCAATCTCAGAGATTGTCTTGCCGAGCCTAAGTGCCAGCCCGACAAGATTTAGCCTGAACGGGTCGCCCTTCAGTTTTTTACATGATCCTCTACGGTGTCAGTTCTCAGGATGTCGCCAAACAACTTGGCAATCACACCCAAAGGCTCACCCATCAAGATCGGCTTGTCTTCAAGCGAAAACGCGCGTTCTCCATCCTCAGTCTCACACTTGAGGATAATCATCTCAACCATTGAAGCCATAGTGGCCTCAACCAAGAAGTTCTTATGCTTTCGCTGGATTTTCTCAATATCTCTTGCTGACACAGTGGCGAAGTAAAGGCGAAGAGGTTGATCCTCTTCGCCCCATTCTTCCACCTCTGCAAAGCTGCGATCTTTTGCTTCTCGTTTAGCTGCGATCTGCTTTGCGATGCTCATTTAACAGTCTCCTTTAGACAGTGGTTTCAGATAGTGCGCCTGTACCCTGCACCGAGATGGACATCTCAACCAAGCCGTCATAGCTGCTGTTGACTGTACGTCCAGTGACGATGGCAGTTCCAGTGTAGTAGGTGTCGCCACTTGTGTCGCCCTCTGGATAGAGGTTCAACGTCACTTCTGCGCCGATGGTCAGAGCGCCCTGGCCCGTCGTGTCAGTCTCATCCCAGAGGACATCAACCGATCCAGTGTAAGTGGTCAGCGAAGACTTGTATGTGCGAGCAGTGTCGCCCATCGAGGTGTCTTCAAGGGTATCTGCACTTTCCTCAATCGAGAAAGAACGGATTTCTGCAATCGCGTTGGAACCGACCTTAACGGTCCCCTCGCTGCCGGTATGTGTAGCCATAGGAGCCTCCTGTTAATTGGCCGTTTCCACGTTATCAATAGCAGTAACATATCGAACGTCATAAGTTAAGCGAGCCACGCCAATAGGCGTCTCCGCTTCACCGCTGAAGTCGATCTCAGTGGACTGCAAGATCGCAGTCTTAGCTAGTCCATTTACAGTGAAATCCGCAGCGATGGCCTCTTCAACCTGAACCGCTATGGCATCCACATCATCATCAAAGGTGTCCTTCACGGACACATAGCAATCTACGAATACGCTCATAGTGCGATCTAAGGTCTTGGACCCCATAACCATCAGGTTGGAAGTCTCAGAGCCTGTGAGGACCGTGATAGCAGGCAGCTTGGATGCGTCTAATGGATACACGCGCGATCTGTAAACGCGCCCACTCACTAGCGTAACGCCGCTGGAAATCACCTGACTTATCCGCTGCCGTATTTGCTGACGAACATGAGCCATCACGGAGCCTCTAGCTGAAGAGTGGTGACGCCGGTGCCGTCATGCACCCAAGCGCGGATCGTGTACGTCAGGGAGTTGACCAGAAGAGTGTCGCCGTCAGCGACCGTCTGGATGTCAGACGTGCGGCATGTAAAACGCGGTTGCTGCTCGTGAACAGTGGTTAGCCCACCAGCCTCAACAGGCACCGTCTCATTGTCAAAGATGCCTAGAACTGTGGATTGCGATGAAGCGTCTGCCTTTGTGAATGTCGCAGAGACCGCGAAGTCATCTACGTCAAGCAAAAGCAGGATGTCGTCATTTAGATTGATCGCCATCTTTATCCGCCTCTACTGCATCCTTGGCAGTATAAACCTTGGCGTAGCCGCGATCTATCAACTTCTTCGCAGCCCGATCATCAATGTCACAAACAGAACCAGTCTTGAGGCCAACGCCGCCTGACTTGCAAAATTTCTCAATCTTAATCTTCATTCTTCTTTCTCCGCGTCTTTGGCTTTGTTGTCTTGCTGCCCTCAAGAGCAACAGAGCGATCCGTCCGCTCTTCCTGC